TCCATCGAGAGCTGTTCATAGGAAATACCGATTGCGGACGATATCGAACGCAAAAATGCCGTCTGAAACTGGGAGAACGCGCCGGTCTGCCGCGGACTCGAATTGATAGTGATCTCGTCTCCGATTGGGAGAACCGGGATGCGCACACCGCCGAGCTGTACGCGGTTTTTCTCGTGGTAATCGGCGCGATAGCTGAGCCACCACGGGGCGGTTTGGCCTGCTTTGATTGCCGCACCCGGAGCCAGGCTTTGCGCGACCTCGTGAACTGGCAAGTTGCTTTTGACGAACGCCGCAAACAGGGCGTTAACAGTCGCGCTTGCCAATTCGGTATCGGCAAACCTGCCGATCATGCGAAGTCGCACCACAAGTGCGGCAAATGGTGTCATCCCACGCGATTGCCCCTCGCGATCGGGCTCGAAAGCGTGAACGAACTGTGGTCGTCCCCATGCTGTGGTGCGCTCAATACGCGTCCACGTCATGGTCTGCTGGCTCATGTACCAATCAGACGCATGCGCGTTGCGAATATGATACGCAATCGGCGCGCCATAGTCGTCAAACTCGATGCCGCCGCGGAATTTGCCCCAATTCGGTTGGCCGTAAGGCATCGAAAGCCGATCCGGGTCGATCGCCAGTAAGCAAGTAGCATACCTTCCGCCGCCCTCAGGGCGCCATGCGATCTGCACGCAGCACTCGTTGAGCATCGAATAGGTCTTGCCGAGCAGCCGCCAAAGGCCATTCGGGCTCAATTTTCGCTGTGCGTCAAACCGCCGGAGTGGGTCAGAGCACACGCCGCGCCATTCGGACTCGATCGATTTCGATAGATCGCGGACGATTTTGCGTTGCGCGTCGTCTGTCGGGTCAAATCCCAGAGCTCGAGCATCCGGTGTCGAGGATAGTCGCAACCCAGCACCGATGAGCATGTCGACGAGCCGCGTGACGGCGGCCTGGCCGTGTGGATCATTGCGAACCTGGTCGCGAACGCGCGCAATCGAGATGTCGCGATTGGGCAGGATTGAACTGTCGGCTGAATGGAGCGCCGGATTGTACGCGGCAAGCTCCTGTGAGGTCATTTCGGCCGAGCGATAGGCCGGAGACAATAGCTCGCGGTTTCGCGGAGCCGGCGCGCCTGGGAATGACATGCTAGCCGGCAGCATTGCCGACACGCGCGACAGGAATCCCATCAGAAATAAACCCCCACCGCGCCGCGCTGTCGGCCACCGGCCTTTTCAATCTGCAATTCGAGAATGTATGCCTTCAGCTTTTGGATGTCCGGAGGCACAAATCGGACCGCCTTGCCATCGGCGTAGCGAATTTCCTCGCGCATCGAACCGGTTTGCAGTTTGTGCAAAGCGGCTTGCGCTTCGGCAATTTGATCGTCGATGAGCGCCATCAGGACTCGACCCAATTCCATAGAAGACCAGCGATAGCAGGGTTGGGATCATAACCCCCAAGATTTGCTCGATCGAAGCCAAAACCAACCTGATCGACCGAAGTAATAAAACTGGCTAGCGTCTCGCTATACGGAAGTTGCAAAAACAAAATGCCTTCCTGACTCACCCAAAAAGTTAAATTTGTCCCATCGTTAGCGATCCTTAGCCAGTTAAAGTAATCAGAAAATGGCCAACCCCAGTCCCCACCATTGATCGCAGCGGAACCTGAACTAGGCTGCGTTCGCGTCGCGCTGGCTCCTGTTGACGCGTTCTCCCAATGTATAACTGTTGCAGAGGATTGGACGGGGCTAGCCGGGGATTGCTGCTGAGTCCATTGAACCGAGATCGCCTTGTCCGAGATAGAATTTCGCAATATAAGTGGATGCCACGCGACCCCTGTGACTGCCGAAAGATTGCTAGCCCCAGCCATCGCGACGGTGATTTCCCAGGGCGGCGCGCCGATAGATTTCAATTTTCCTGTTAACGTGTACACCGGATTGAATGACAGAACTCCATCGGCAAGACCCTGCAGCACAATCGGAAGTGCCCCGGCACCCTCTGTCGCAGTTGCCGCAGATAGGCCGGATGGGGTTTGATTAATCCAAGTAGAAAATGTTTCCAATGACGGTCTCGACCACTCAACGCTCGTTCCATGGGCGCCAAAGAACGGAAACGGCCCAGCCGCCCCTCCGCTACCTGGAGGCCTAAACGCGACCCCGCCCTGATAGCGCGTGACAACGTCGCCCTCGTCGCCGCCAACCGGCATATTCCATTCAGGGACGATCGGGAGGATTGGCATATCTGACCTCAATCCAAGTCGTTAAGCCGATCGAGCGCCGACTTAGGTGCCGCGTCCTGTGCACCGCGCTGATCCGCGCGAGCCGCCCAGTCGTCCGCCGTGTAGGAAGCAAAATACGGGTCGGCGAGTGCGAGATTGTAGACGCGGCAGTCAAGCCAATGGTTATCCGGACGATGTTGCACCCAACGCCGCATCGGACGGCCGCGAACGTCGCTATCGTCAATGTGTTCCGAGGTCAGTTGCAGGAAATACGGCTCGTCGAGCCATATCGGGAAGTGACAATACCCCGGAGGGTAGGCGAGTTTAGGGCCGTCTGAAACCGGGTCCCGCGAGAGATAGTCATAGAAGCTAGACTTGATCGGCCACGTTCCGACGCCCCTAAGTTTTGCGCCGCCGCGGATTTTGCTTCCTTGGTAGTCAACATCCACATCGCGGGCAGAAATCAAAGCCGCGTGATGCCATCCATCGCGGCCCTGTAGTGCTTTCGTGCCGGGATGGCGTCTCGTCCATTCGTAAACGACGTGCGAACGGAACCCGGCATCAACCCCGAACTCGTCCGCAGCCCACCGGTTGCCATGCGCATCCGGCCATTGGCGATTGTAGAGCCCCGTCAGTCCCAGAAACGCGCCCGAGGTCACATCGCTTGTCGCGCCGTCGAGGTAATCAGCCTCAATCACCCAGCTCTGCCGGTCCGGGCCGTGCGCCAGCACCTCGATATAGATGCCGCGCATCTGAACGTCGGCGGCGATCGTCAACAGTAGCGCGCCATCAGGAATATGGCCGCGTCGGTAGTCCTCGCGCCTCGAAAGTAGCTCGCCGAGGTTTGTCACCTCGATTTTCGGCTCGTGCGCGATGCCAAAAATCAGATTGTCGACTGCCTTTTGCGCGACCTGATCATTCTCTGATCTGATAATGCGCTCGGCGATCATGTCCCACGGCATGAACGGCGCAGTCAGAGCATCGATGTGGTAACTGCGCCGCTCGATCACGTCGGGCGCTGTCGCAACCCAGCGCCCGGCGCGAACTAGCTCGTTTTTCTGCGCATATTCAATGACCGTGCCACAGCACGCCGTCACATAGTGGGCCTGATAGGGCGCGACCGGGTTGAATTTGAAGCCCGAGCGCTGAAAAGTGAACTCTTCGGCACACCCCGGGCACTTCACGAACCAAAAACGCTTATCTCCAGCCTCGAATTCCTGGTCAATTCGGCATTCTCCCTTGACCGTGGGAGTCGAAATCGCAAAATCTTTCCAGTTTCCAGACGCCAAAAACGACATCAAACGCGCCGCGGCGAGGTCGTGCGGCGAGCCCTGGCCGTCTAAATCGATCGGATATTCCGACGCCTCGTCCCGAATTAGCTTCTGAACCGTCTTCGATCGCAGGTCGGCCGGAGAAGTTGCTATCGAGAGCGAGCAAGAACCGCCAGGATACCGCTTGACGTAGGCAGTCGAGCCCGTCGCGTTGCGGGAAATCTGGTCGCGAACCCTACTTTTCAGCCCCGGCGTCTGTTCAATGACCGGTTGTAACTTTTCCCGGTTAAAATCGTTCAAGCTCGCGTCGGTAGGCATCACAACCATGATGCGACATGGCTCGATCGCTACCGTGTAGCCGATGCAGGCAATGCCGCCGAGCGTCAAACCGGTTTGGGCGCTTTTCTTGACCGCCAACCGATTGACCGGCGACGAATCCGCCCACTGGTCGATGATCTCCCGCGTGTACGGGGTCAGCTCGAAGTCGATTCGCTCTCCGGCCCGAGGTCCGTCCGGAACAACGAGATTCCGCTCAGCCCAGGCCGAAACCGATATCAGCGGCGGCGGGGCAAAGGCCGTCGCAATGGCGCCGGCGATGATTGCCGCCGCCGAAGCAGTGGGTTTCACGTGACCTTTAACGCCTCTCCGACATCATACCTGTATTGATCTCGCATATTTGGTATGCGCAGAACTTCCGGCCGCGCGGCGATCTTTTCCAGCGCGTCGGCGATGCGCTTCAGGTCGG